TCAGCTTTTTTAGTACTTACTTCAACAGTCTTTTCATTAATCTTTTCTTCAACGGTAGATAGCTTATCAGTATAAGTTTCAATAGTCTCTTCTATCTTAGACGTATCCGCATCCTCAAACTCCTTAAGTCTATTACTAAGTCGTTCCTTCTCAACTATGTTATTATCTTTACGTTCAATATAAACTGCCTTCTTCTCTTCCCTCTTAGTCAATGCTGCTTTCTTTTGAGCAACATAATTATTATTTTGATTTTTAACCTCAACTAATGTAGCTTGTACAATATCATGATCACGCTTTAGGTCATTATATTCAACTCGAAGTTGTGCTAACATCTGACTAAAAACTTCCATACCAAATATATCTTCAATAAACTTACGTTTTTCGATTTTACTTTTTGCCATGAATGGCACAGCGTTATTAACAGTCATAATAACACAGTTTTGAAATATAGATGGTGTAGCGCTTGTTACATCACATATAAACTTGTTAGTATTTGAAATACTATCACGTGTAATATCTTCACCATCTTTAAAAATTAAAACTTTAGATGGATTAAGATGGCGTATAACTTTATACTTGTTTGTTTCCTTAGCGGTAACCACCTCAAAATCCAACTCAACATGCGTCTTACCACCAGTAATATTATTAGGTATAAGATCCTTTTTAAGCTCACGCAATGTATCACCAAATATAGCGAAATAGATAGAATCCGCTATAGTACTTTTACCAATTGCGTTACGTCTATCTGGTTTATCTTTATTTGTACCAGTAATCACATGTAGACCTTTACTAAAATCTACTACAACAGGCTCTTCACCTACTGAAAGAAAGTGCTGTATAGCAACTCGTTTAAAATTAACCTGTTTCATCGTTTACACCGTTCGTATAGTCCCAACGTATATTCAATTATAGCCTTCGAATCATTTAAATCCATAGTACCAATAAATTCTTCAATAGCTTGCTCAACATCTACCCCTGATAGGTCTTCAATATCTTCGCGATTATCAAGGATTCGATTAAAATTAATATCGTAATCAACAAGAAATTGTTCTGGTTGTAATTTATTAAAAACAGAAGTAAGTATATCCATATCTTCTTGAGATATGTTCTTGTCCACTTTTAATTTAACTATGTTATTGTTTATTTTATGTTTAACTAATGGTGTAATATCACCTTCTTCAACTAATTCACTTAATGTTATTTTTTCATAACATGGTGATACGTTATTTTCAAAAAACTCATACTCTAACGTATCTATATCTAAAATATGATAACCTTTCTTATTACCTGCATCCCCAAAATCCATCTGAAACGGATTTCCGACATATAAAATTGTACCTGCACCAAACTGCTTTTCATGTCTAGTATGAAAATGACCTGATATAACTAAAGAAGACTTACGTAAAAGATCCTTAACCTTTACCCCTTCTTCACATACCTTAAATGCATTCATTTTAAATGACTGAATTTCAAAGTGTCCAAATACAACATCGCTTTCTTCAATTACTGATGTGGGTGTGTTCCATGGACAGAACGAAAGTTTCCTATCAAATGCTTCTAACGTTTGATACTGCTCTAAAATAGTGACATTTTTTCTATTCTTAAATATTGACAAAGAGTTTACGTCTGTACGATGCTTATAGTAAATATCATGGTTACCGGTAATAGCAATCAGGTTAAACTCTTCAAACATATCTAAAATATCAGCTGATACCTGTAACGTATTAACTGATATTTCTGATCGATTGTGATGCCAGTCGCCGCAAAATATGATATCTTTAATTCCTTTATCTCGACATTCCTCACGAAACCAATTAGCCCATTCAATAGCATACTTATGCCATTCAGAACTATTAGAATGAACTCCTAAATGTAAATCACTAAAAATAGCAACTTTGCTCTTCTTAATAGTCGGAATCATCATCAATAGGCTTCACATAAACAGTCCCATGTGTATTTCTGGGATCTGTCATATACTCTTCGTATACCTTTTCCTTGTATGAAGTAATTGTCTGATGGTGCTTTTTTTCTTTCTTTATGCGATTAATAAATGCATGATAAGCAATAGTAGTAAAATAAGAAAATGGATTCGATTTAGTTTCGAACTTATATTTTTTATACTTAAGAGCCGCATACATCTTAATCAATGCATCTCCAATCATATCATCTTTATAGCTGTAATTAATAAAGGATCCATTATAGCTCAAACCATAAGCAATCTTTTTAATATTCTCAGCAAGATCATCAGTCAAAATGTCTGAAGCATAATACTTACGTAGACTCTCTCTAAACTCTGCCGGCTTAATATAATACTCTTCTTTAGCTGTTTTAGACATTCTATCTAATTATAGCCTTAAATTAATAAAGATCAACTAATTTCTGTTACCTTATATTGAATTTTCTCTTTATCATATATGGCCATCCGCTTTTCACAATGTGATATACCATATTTAAGTTGATCGCAAATATCAAAAATAATAAGTTTGTCTTTCGAATCATGTTTACGAAGGCCGCGACCAATAGACTGGACTGTACGTATAAAGCTCTTACCACCTGATGCAAAAATAATATTGTGTAGGTTCTTAATGTTAACACCTGTAGCAAAAATTGCACTAATAGCTACAACAACAACATTAGTTTCTCTCTCCATTATTGCTTTAATCTTTTCACGCTCTTCAACATCCACTGACCCTTGAATAAAATAAACTTTTTTATCTTCAAGTTTTTTGAGATGTTCCATAATAACATCCCCGTGAGCGATATGGTTAACCATGATAAGAGTATTAGCAGATAGCTTGCTAACAAGGGATTTGATGATATTATTTCGTTTATCATTACTATATATATACTCAAGTTCATCTCTATAACCTGTTTGACCACTAAAGTGGGGTTTCGGACTATATTTAATATTTAAAATTTTAATGCTAACATTTGTAAGGTAATCTTCTAACCGTAATTCAAAGGATGATTTTTCATAAATAACCGGACCAAGCTTTCCAATAATAGACCACTTATTAAGTTGATCCTCTGGCAGGGTACCGGTAAATCCAAACTTATTAGGTGTATTAATCTGCTGTACTATCTTTGAGATTTTATTCCCTGCAGTAATTTTATGACATTCATCAACAATAAGTAAATCAATATATTTTAACCAATCATTATCAACAAACCTACTTTGTATAATTCCAATGTTTGCAATAATAACATTAGCTGTAAGGTCTGGTTTATTTTTACCAGTCCATTTTGTAAGTTTATATGTTGTACCACAGTTTAAAAATTCCTCATACGTTTGAGTAACTAGACCTAAATCAGGTACAAGCATTAAACATTTAAAGGTATCCTTATCTTTTGATACTCTAAAGAAGTTTTCAATTAATGCTGCAGTAGTAAATGTCTTTCCTGCTCCAGTTCCAAGTACGCAAGTACCTGTACCAATTCTCATGGCTTTACGTATTACTTCTTCTTGATATTTACGTAATGTAAATTTGAACTTATCAAACAAGTCAGCCTCAATACCAACTTTAATAGCTTTAGATAGTTTATCTGTTAAAACTATCTCCTCATTTATTTGGTTTTTAATTAGGTATTGACGCACTTCCCAATACATTCCTAACTCACATGTACCAGTTGGAGTTATAACATATTTACGCTTTGGGGCAAATCGAGCATATCTTCTAGCAAAACGCGCGCCAGTATTTTCTACAGAAAAATGCTCACGTATATTATCAAATAAATCTGCATCATTACATCTAATAATTAATTTACTAGGTTGTCTTGCAGTAGGTCCTTTATAGTCAAACTCTATCATTACATTTGCTCCATCTTCATAATCTCAACAGCATTTTTAATATCGAATCCCATTTGTGACATAGTCTTTTCAACTTTTTCTAAATATTCAATTATAATATCTAGTTCTTTTATCTTTGAAGTTAATGATGAAAGCGACTCATGTCTCTCAGCTGCTTGCTCTGCTGCTGATTGAGATAGCTTTACTGGAGATGTTGCAATTACCTCTTTAGTAATATTTTTTTTAAGTTTTCGTTTTTTTTCAAACGTTTG